AGGTGATCCTTCCTCAATGTTGTTAAGCTGCGTCTGCGCCGTGCGCCTGATTAAAAAGATTTTGGTTCCTGTCGGCAAAGGATCGGTCAACACCACCTCGCCGCCGTCCGCGGTGTTCACGTCGGCGTCACTGATCGTGTAATCGCTGTTGAGTTCGAGCGTCGTTTCAACGTCGTTCGTGTCCCGGGTCATGGCGACAAGATCGCCCTTAACAAGGATGCGAAAGGTAAACGCGAATGTGTCCAACGTGCCGTTGCCGGTGTAGTTGTCGGGAGTGTAGATTGATTGAATCATTTTAGTTACCGCTACTTCCTGCCCATGCCGACGCACCGGCGCCAAGCGCGCCGAATATCCCGCCTAGCATCGCGCCGGATGCTTTACGCCGTGACATTTGCGCCTCCATTCTCTTGCTGCGATTCACTAGCCGCCCGCCGTAGATTCGGTCTTGCGCCATGGTTTCACCTTGCAAGGCGTTCTCTGTGTAGACTTCCATCGGCGAACCGGCAAAGGTCGTGCCCTGCGCGCCTGCGCCCGCAATCAATGAGGCTTGTTCGCCTGCTACTTGGCGACGTATCCGCATTGCTTCTGCTCCGCTTGTCGCCACGGCCTGCTCGCCCTCGGCCTCGGCGTTTAGCGCGTTCTGTTTGTGCGCCTTCATTTCGCCTACGCCTTGAAGGATCGAACCGACGGCCTTAATCGCCGCCATTGCTATAAGTGCCCATGGCATACTTAATTCTCCTTCTTTACTGCCGACGCCCACCAATCGCCGCCGTCTGCGCCGTAAATGTATAAACGTTGCTCGCTTTGCTTATAGCCGAGCCGTTCAATAAAACGCTGCGCGACTAGATCGTCCTTATGAACGAACGATAGAATCACCTGCGGGTTAAACTCTTTCACCGCGCCCGCGATGCCCGCCTTGCACGCCTTGAAAAGTGCTTTGGGAAATTGCAACACCGTAGGGGAAAACAAAGACCACGTTTCCCCGATGTCGTCGTGCATGGTAATCCCGCCCGCGCCGATCGGGTCGCCGTTCAAACAAACTGAACGGGCAAACGCGATGCGCTCGTGGGCTACTGCCCGAGCCATGAATTCCTCACTCACGTCTGGCTTGATGAGCGGACAGTGACGCGCGCGAAAAGGGATTACAGAGATGCTTTGCGTAATTCCTCCAACTTCCCCCTAAGCTCAAAAAGCGCCGTGTTGTCGTTCTGAGTCTTGGCATTCGCCACGGCTAGAAATAGTTTCTTGTGCTCGTCGCGGCTGATCTTGCCTTGCTCGTAAAGCCGCACGATGCGGCCCGCTGTAGTGCAGGCATTACAACCCATCAGCCAGCCGCCGGCGAAGTTGAGCCAGTGCACCGGCAAGCCGAAGTCCACCGCCATGGCTTCAAACTTTTCCTTGGTTTCGTGCCTCATGTCACCGTGAACACATTCGACGTGGCGATGAGAATCACGCCCGCGTCTGTCCTCGTTAAATTGAAAATGTAATTGCCCGGTGTGGTGAGCGCCGGAATAGTGAACGGCAAGGTCCCATCCGATAACGGCCCGCCGGTGTTGAGAGTCGCCAACGCGGCGCCGACGAAACCCAAGTCACCGGCGGGCGGCGCCGGTCGGAGTTCTATTCGATCGCCCGCGGTCGGGTCTAAAATCCCGGACCAAGTGACATTGATTGCCGAGCCCGCCGCCACGGTTGCGCCTGTGGAGATGGACGCGATGAGCGGCCCGCCCTCGGGGCATTGAATAGCGATTTTATAAATATCCGCGTTGGCATCGCCGAAACCTGCTTGCCCCCAGTAAAAAACCCCGCCGGAAAAAAACGCATTGCCGCCAAAGGCACTCAGCGTGAGCCCCGGCGCTCGTCCGACAAACACCAGGTCAGTGCCGGATAGATAATACATTGCGGTGTTTGTGAGCAGATAAACAAGGTCATCACTGACGGCAAAGGATCGATGCAGGTTAATGTGAGTGATGTCGATTGATTCCGCTATAGAACCGTCAACCAAGGAAAGTTTTTTAATCGATAGAATGGTCTGAGTCAGGTCGGTGCAGAAACAAACAAGATAATTTTCCGTCGCGTTCATGGTGATAACGCGAAAGTTCTCTAGGCTGTCCCAATCTTCTAAGAAATCACCGCCGGCTTGCGCGTCATAAACTACGATATGTCGTGCAAAGCCGTTTTGCGCCGAGGTTCCTAAATAGGCATAGAATCGGTTGCCTTTTTTGGCGATTGCGTCGGGCTGCACGGCGTTAAACGCATGATTATAAACTACGTGCGTGTTGCTGTTCGGGTAGTAGGCCGATATTTCAACCACGCCGCCGCCGGATGAAAACGAATACATAGGCTCATCCGCTGCGCCAACGGACGTATTCACGGCGGACGCGAAAGGGTCGGGGTCTATCAATGCGGGATGGTCAAACACAGTCGGGTTGCCGCCGAGAAATCTGTTGAGCTGGCAACAGTCGGGGTTTGGCGGCAAAGCGGTTTGCTTGTACGCCATATTCCCGAGCGCGCAATTCCCATCACCGACTAAAGTTATGCAGTCGCCGGTCGGCGATACGTAAGCCCATGAAGTGCGCCGCCCGCCGTTGATCGTAGGGAATTGACTAAACGCCACTTCCTGCGCGATGAGTTGTTGACCGCGCTCGGTTGTGTCGACGCAGCACCCTGAATTAAAACCCGTCCAGCCGCTAGGGAGAATTACAGGGCTCATGCCGCTAACGCCTCCACGTCTGGCACCTGCACAAAGCCGTGACATTCATTGTCCGGGTCTAACGCTTCCTCGGTTACGGTCTCCTCGATAATCGGCGCGCCGTTGACAAAGACTCTGTATATTTCAGGGTCGAGGCTATCGGCTTGAAGGCGTAACACGTCGCCGGGAACTAAGATCTGCGCTATCGTGGTGAGCGGTTCGGGGAGTGGTGAGAGTGCTTCGCCGTCGTAAAGAACCAATGCTATAACCTGAGTTGCTGGGTCGTAAAGGGCTACAAGCCCGGTATAAGCAAACGGCCCGCTATCGAGCGACACGCGCAGCGCCGGCCCGCCTGCGATCAATGCGCCGTTGTAAGTGACTTCGATAAACCCGCCGAGAGGGCAAGCCACGTCACATTCCTTGGATGAAAATCCGATGCGGACAAACACCTGCGGGTCGTTGTAGGTTTCACAGTCCCAACGATCGCCAATATGCAACTTGCCAACGACGTTAAGCACCTCGGCGGGAAAGGGTAACTGCTGGCGGATCTCGATACGCGCAAAAGGATCATAGCCGAGATTTGTGATACATTTTTTTCCCTGTTGCAGGGGCACCGGCGCGTCCATGACGTGATAAGGTTTTCGGTAAACAAGCTGCTCGCCGACTAAATCGTCATCGCCCGGCTCGCTGAAACCCACGCGCCAAGCGCGCATGCTAAGGCCGAGGGTGCGCCGGATACGGATACCGATCTCGGCATAACCTCGCGCAATCATCGGCCCGCCCGCCTCGGCAGGTAACGCCGGCTCGATCGGCACTAAGCGCGCATCAATCGGCAAGCCCACTTCAACGCGGAAAATAGGGGTTGGCGGGTCAAGCTGTTCTAGGGTTATCTCCCCGCCTTCGACTACTGCGGTGCTGATTATTTGGTTGTTCTCGTCTCGGCCTGTGTTGTAGAGAGCGCCGTCTGCGATGGCCCATACTGTTTTTCCTTCGAGATGCCCAAGCCCACCAACAACGCCGTCAGTATCAGGGGCAGCAACAACAGCCGAATCTGTGCGTAGCTCGTTCCATTCTCTGCCAGTGTCGATGTGATCCGGTTCCAGATATTCGACATAGGTGCCTCCGGTGCGCTCAACGATAAACCACACCCAGTCTTTGCCGGTTTCAGGACGCGGGATAACGCAGCAAGATTTTATTAAGCCGTCAGTTACGATGCGGGACCAAGCAACCACGCTTTCGTTCTGCTCGTAGACTAGCGCCAACAGCACGCCGTCATTGCGTACTACATACACGGTTGAGTCGGGACTAGCCGCGTAAGCCATTTCGTTGATGAAATAGCCGTCGATCAAATGTTCCGCCATGCGGAATAAATGTTGTGAGTTGAATTTGTCGCTGGCGAAATCGTAAGCGAGTTGGCGCAGCTCGCGCTTGTTGACGTCGACGTAAATGAGGACGGGCGAGACGCGCAAAGGCTGCACGCGCGCCCCGCCGTTAGCATCGATGGGAACTACCTTGAACGAGGTTGGAGTGAGGGCGCCGCTCTGGGTGGTGGGTGATGCCTGATAAACGCCGCTGAAGGTGCCGATCTTTAAATCCTGATCGCCTTTGATCCATACGATAGCGTCAACGTCGTCGTCGCTGATCGTGCGCGCGATGGCTGAATCGTCGTCTCCGCCTTTGGCAAAGTTCTCGAAATCACCGGTGACGGATCCATTTATCGTCAAGTCCTTGCATAGCCAAAATCGTTCTTGGAAAAAACAACCACAGGTCGGGAATCCAAGCGCGCTAGACCATGCCGCAACCTCCAAAGTCCACGCCCGGGACGGGTCGGGGTTGTCGGTGGTAATGTCGTCTAGCCGTGAGCGGATAAGCGCCGACACATTCGATGAATCCTCAACAACAATGATTTGCAGCAACCCGCCGTAGATCGCAATCCATTTGCCCGCGTCGGTGGCGCGGAATGCGGGAATAGCCGCGGTCAATGTCACCGGCTGGCCTACCTCGGTGCGCTCGTTGGTGATGTCGAGTGTAGTCTGTGGCGATAGGACTAAGCGCCAATCATCCTCGGCTATCGGGTCGGTGTCGGGAAAGTCATCGATAATATCGACCTGCACCGTATCGGCATCGGTCACGCCGGTGATAAGGGCTCGCGAACCGCCGGCCACGATTATCCGGCCCAGGTCGGCGGCGAGGAATCCGCCGTTCTCCGCTTCAAAGGCAATGCCGCTGCCTGTGGTTGCGCCGGGTGTCAACGTGCCCATCAGCAAAGCCGCGCCGGTTGGCTCATCCTCCATGGTTGCCGGCGGACTAAAATTGACCGTGGTTATGGTGAAATCGTCCTCGGCAAGCCGGGTGATCTTCCGCGGCGCGTAAAGGCCGTGCAGCAAATAGCAAACGTCTACGGATTGGACTGGAAAGAGTTCGGCTAAGTCGGTGTCTTGGTACGGTGTAGACAGTTCAAGCGGGGTGCCGGGACTAGATTCAACTGGCGATCCGTTAAAAAAAAACCTGATGTACTGGTGGCCTATCTCCATCGTATAGGCGGCGTGCCGGTGCGCCACGAACGGGCGCATCCTCTTGATAGGATGATTAGCTACGTCCTTGGTCGTGGTAACGAACAGCGAGCCGGGTCTGAGGCCGGCGCCGCCGACTACGAGCGGCGTCCAGTTAAGCATCGTCTCGCACGCCGCCATATATTTGTTTTGGTCCTGGCGGCCCACCACGCGCGGTGAGACTTCGCCTGCGTTGAGGCTGTGATGAATGATTGTTACGTTGCCGCTCACTGTGTTATAAACGCCTCATGGAATACGCAAACGCACATTTCAATATACTCACCATGGTTGAATTCAAAGGGCGACTTTATCTCGCTACTGAACGCCGTGTGTATGTGCTTAATGACGATAATAAATTTGAGCCTCTTAGCTTCGTCACCTTGCCGCCTGACTCACCAATGCCTGACACTGACTAGCGTACTGTCGTAAACCTGATCCGGCCCGCCCTCGCCCTCGTTCGTCCCTATCGCTTCTTCAAAGGCGTCCTTAAATTCCAGGGTTTTCATTTGTTGCATTTTGAAGTCACGAATGAGCGGGCCGACTAGATAAGACGCCAGTAGTTGAACCGCGGCGCGAAACATCAGCGAGTCCCATCGATTAACGTCGACGATGTTGCGCGTGTAAACGATCTTGTTCGTGCCGCAGTTGGTGAAAAGGATCTGCTTGTCGTCCTCGTCGATCTCCACGTTGTAGGCGGCGAATCTCTCCGCGTCACAAGTCCCGATAAACCGGCGCATACAAAGACAATCCGGCGGCAAGCGATACGCTTGCGACCACTCGCCTAGGCTTAGGCTGGCGTCCAGTGCTGCCAGGGTCGCCCGGCCTCTTGCGCGGTTCCAATCACGCGCGCGCAAGGTTTCCTGTTTCGCCAGTGATAAGAATTGATTGACCGATTGAACCACCTTGCTGTTGACCGTGTTGTCCAGCGACACGATGCGATCGGAGCCCACTAGGTTAAGCGCGGTGTTGGCTAAGTCTATGTCGCTTTGGTTTTCCATTACTGCCACGCCTCCGCTACCCATCCGGTTTTGATCTCATGCGGTTTAGGCTTGCCGTGGAATACGACGATGCGAGAATCACGCGGGCCATCCTCTAAGCTGTCCGCCTTGTAGGATTTGATTAAATCGCTAGGCCAATAATCCGGCAGAGTGTAATCCCTCAAAAATTCCTGATCGCTGTAATAGCGCCGCATAAATGCGTCTGGGTCGGAGTCAAACACCTTGCGGAATGATTCACCGAATCCCGGCGCGATCGAATGAACCGAACCGTTGAGCCCATCCGCCCATGGATCGCGCCAGCAACAAAACTGCCCTTGATACTCAAATAGAAAATCCACATTGCCGGTGATGACTAAATCCACGTCGAGCAAGATGATTCTTTCTTTTGGCGGGAATTGTTCCATTTTCCCCCACCAGCCGGGGTATTTGGTTTCCGTGATTACCTCGAAATCAAATGGTTGCGTAGTGTGTTTCTGCAAGCCGCGGTAAAGCTTGATGATATAATCCTGCGGGTATTTGTCGCCGGTGAGTAAACAGACAACTTTTGTCACGCCGGCCTCACGGTCGCCACAAAGCGGCCCTTTTCCGGTGTGTCGGTTGTTACCTTCGGCCAACGCGCAAGCAACTTATCAACCCACCAGCCTTGACTCTTGACTGTCATGTGGAGTTGTTCGCCGTACCATTCATCGGGAAACAAAGCGATTTGAAAAAACCCGCCCTTGGTTGCGAGCTGCGCAAGATTGTCGAGGGTTAAATCAACCTTTTCGGTCGGTATGTGTTCCATCACATCGCAGCAATAAAACCAGTCGAACTGGCCGAAGATTGGCGGTGTTAGCCACAGGTTGCCCAAGATAAACGGCAACCCAACCTCCACCGCGTGAACGTGATCGTAAAGACAAACCTTAAACCCCTGGCGTTGCAGTTCCGCCCCTGCTCTCCCGGTGCCGCAACCGATGTCTATAATCGAGTCGCCTTTCTCGGCTGGCACATGCTTTACAAAATAAGGTACAAGCCGCTCACCAGGCGAGTTCTTGCGGTAGTCCGCGTGCTGCCATATGCGCGCGTATTTGTCGTGCTCAGCTTGTTCCAGGCTCACCAAATAACTCCTTGGTCCACCCGCTCATGGACCTGACTCGCGCCTTCATTTCTGGTGTCTGCTCAACGATGTTCCTAAATGCCTTCTTGGAATTGCCGTCGTCATGCTCCCCGCCGGGCATCCATGGCGGGTCAAAGAACCGGCCCGTTCCGTCCTGTGGCAAGCCGCAAAGAACGACCTTGTCGTACCCGAGGGCGACGCCCACCTGTGCCGCAAACATGCCGCTAGTCCAGCCGTATGGACTAATCTCCCACGCCACGCGAATCCCTGGGTAAGACTCGCGGGTATGCGTCAAGCACTCATGCCCGAGCATCGAATGACCTTTTCTGAGCGCCACCCAATGAGCTAGAAAATTAGCGTGCATTGACACCCAATGGTTGAGCGGTCGGTCAAAGAAGCACCCAACGTCGTTCACCGCCATGACTGAGCCGTCGAACCCTAAGCCGTGCGTAAGCGTCATGTAATCGACCCAGACATTACGCGCGCCGCCGATGATGATGAGATTCCCCTTGAATTTGCCAAGGTAGGACGGGGAATCACCCCCGCCCTTTATTCCTCGGTATTCCCACATTTATTCTTGAAAACAGAAAATTGCGTCGATGGTCTCACCTGTCGATAGCGCTGCCGCTTCGATCTTGGCGAGAATGTCAACGCCGTTTCTGCTGTCGAATAGCTTCATCCGACTAACGCCCAGCTCATCGAGCGGCACGAATGCGCCGGCCGCGGCCACGTCGGCGGCACTATGGATGCCGTCCTCGTCGGCGCCCACCGCCGTCCCGTCCTCGTTGGTGTAAGCCGCCCATCCGATGTCCATCGTGCGCGCGGTGCCGAAGGCGGAATGCGCCACGAATGAAAGAGGACCGATTAACATGAACTTCCCCGGCGGCACGGTCACTAAATGGATCGTGCTGTTAGCGTCGCCGCTGCCGTAGCTGCCGGCAACCGGCGGGCTAGAGCGAAGGAAAAAACACTGGCCCTTGCCAAGATAGGAAGGCACAAGCACGCCTGCGTCGCGCGCTATGATTTGTCTACTTTTAAGTGCTTCAACTGCCATGATTTGTTTACTCCGTTTCGGTTAAAATCCTAGCCCGTTAATTAAGTTTCGAGGTAATGAACCTCAACCACACCTTTGTCCCGCTTGCGCACCGCGCCGATGTCGATCGCCGCGTAAGTCTCCCATGCATCGTGCATGTCTGTTCTCTGCTTGATGCGGGTATATTGGCTGGCCGTGGTTTCGCCAAATACCAGCGCCGACTTGTGCCACGCGATAGCCTGACGGACTAATGTGGTCACAACGCCGATGGGTAACAGTTCGGTTCTCACCCACTTGAAACCAAGCCAAGTGTTGATTTGCCCGTCAACGAGCGCCTTGACGGTGTTGTAATCGCTTGAGATGACTTCCGTAATTGCCAGCATGTCCTCAAGTCCCTGCGCGCTGATAGCGAAGTACCTGTCACCGTCCGGCACTTCAGCTGCATCCAACAGGCGTTTAGCCGTTAGAATCTTCGCTTTGGTTAGCGCCGAGGTTGAGCCGGTCACTTTCTGCGCGGTAGGTAACGCCTGCGTTCCGGTGCGATCTTCGAGAGTAACCGCGGTGCCGAGTAGCGCGCTAATGATGGTGCGATCGGCGCGCCGGCCAAGACTGGCGGCGTTGGTCATCACATAGCTGTTCTTTGGATCGGCCAACACTCTCGCGTCGTCGTCGCGGTCCATCATGATCGAGTTGTAATAATAGGTGAGATTGCCCCATCGCACCTTGTGCTCGGGGTCTTGATGACTATGCTGCTCGTGACGGCTGTCTTTAGTGACGGCCTCAACGATGTCGATGTCGTTAGTAGAAAAGGATTTACCGACGATGCCGGTTTTCAGCTCAACACAATTACGCATGCGCGATGCGTCTTGCTGATACGCCATCTGTACGTCGTCGGCGTACTTGATGACGTGATGTTGTTCTATTGTAAATGCCACTGGACTATCCTCCGAAATGATTGATAAACGGCGATGAGCGCCGCACTCTTTCGGTGGATAGTCCGCTAAGGCGGGTCCGACCTAGCCTTTACATCGGCTAGATGGCACTTTGATTAACTCCCGGTCCACGTGCCGGATAGTCGGGAGTGAATCGCGTTTAAGCGTTTCAGGAAGCACACCGCTGGCCCGTGATGCGCTTCCAGTAAGGCTCAATATTTCGGCTTATTCTTTTTTTTCTTCTTCGTCATTTTTCTCCTTTTTATTTGGTAATTGTCCGCGCTCTAAGCTGTCTAGTCGTGACTCTATTTTCTCAAATCGCTCAACCACGGCCTTGTCGGTCAAATCTATTACTTCTTTTTTCTTTGCCATCGGCATTCCTATTGCCTTAATGTGCCATAGAAGCGGCACTCAGCTTGCCTTTTTCATCTTCATCAACGCGGTCTTTTTAAGATAAAGCTGCGTGATCTTGTCGCCAATACGGTTCCGTTCACGCTGGTCGCTGGTTGCGTTCGATTCGGCGCGCAGCTTGCTGATCTCGTCGTCAACGCTGTCCATGGTATCAGCCGCGGTCAAGCCGGTAACGTGCCCGCCGAAATCTTGCTGCTTCATTTCGCCAACGAAGTTTAATAGCTTCACCATGGCCGGGTGATCGCGGTTCGTCATCCATGGCGCGCCGTAGGGTGCGGTGCCGGTCAAGAAGTCCTCAAGCTCAGGTATCTCGGCCTTAAGTGTCGTGATCGTATTGTCGCGCAGCTCCAATGCCTGCTTGTGCGCGCCTTGGAATACTTCGCCGAGGATTTTATCCCGCTGCTCGGGCTGCTCGATCATTTCAATTTGTTGAGCCGCCTGCGCTTCGTCCATCTTCGCCATGACTGCCGGCGCGCCCTTCTTGGCCCACCACTCAACAAACCTGTTTGCCTGGGCTTGGCTCAACTTTTCCCCATGCGCAAACTCTTTAAACGAGTTGGCGACAATGTCAGATTTGATCGCCTGCGGGTCAAACCCTTCCACCTTAAAATCATAGGCGTCGGGCTTTTCCGGCGGTGGTTCGTTAGGTTTAGCAACGGTGTAACCGTAGTCCTTTAACTTTGCGCCGGTTTCGCCTGCCCATTTGTCGAAGTCTTCGGGCTTGCCGTCCTTGGCCGGTAACTGAATCGATCGGCCTACCATGGCCTTAGTTTCAATAAAACTTTTAGCCATGCTCCCGAAGTCGTTGTAATTCTGTAACGTCGGGTCGGAGCGAATATCCTCCGGCAAAAGCGCCGCGTGTTCTTCAGGTAGTGGCATTTACTCTGTCTCCGGTTCGTCTTTAGTGGCTGACATTTCTTGAAGCGTGCAAGCAAAGCGCCTTGCGCCTTCAATCAAGCCGCGGTCGTGCTCATCCTTGCCCAAATTGTTTTCTAATCGTTCCATCGTCAACCAGTTCCAAATAACGCCGTTAACGGGTATCGCCTCTCTAATATGTGAAACGATCGTGTTCCATTTCTCATCGGTCTGTACGTACCGCGGTCGGGGGTGTTTAGGCTTGGTCATTTATTTAAATTGTGGCGTTGTCACGCTGTCATCAAGAATCACGCGCAAGCCCAAAAACACGTTGAAGCTCTCAAAGGGCGCGGCGGCGTAATGCGCAGGACATGACTCACGTAGCGTATTCCAATCTTTACTATTCACCGTCACCTGTGTCGGCGTTTCGCCATACTTGGCCCTTAACGCTCTCACTGTTTCAATTATCTCTGTTGATGTCATGCCGCCAACTGTCCGCCCGGTGTCGCGCCTTCGCGGGTCGCCTTGATAAACGGCGCCACTTGCCCTAGTGCCTGCGCGCCGCCGCCAATGAGTTGCGCCGCTTTTTCCGCGTTGGCCTGCGCAATCAATTCGTTCACGGCCTTTAAGTAATCCGCCTCACTCACAAGTAGATCGTTGGTGCCGCGGATCTCCCAGGCACGCCGTGTGAGCTTCTCCCAATCAACCAGCTTGACGACTTCGGGATAGAACGGCTGGATGCCTGTCACGTCGGCTATGCTCTGTTGAATGTTGACTAGCTCTTGATTGCGCTGTGCCCTGGCTAACGGCCCTTCATAGACAAAATTAAGCGCGTCCTCATCGCCTGACATGGCTATGTCGTCCGGCGCCTGTTCCAGTAGATTCATGTGTGCGAGGTTGTCTAGCGTCACGTCTATCGTTACCGCAAAAAAGTCCACATCATTTTGCCCGAAGATAGGCCCTAAAATTTGTTGTAATAATGTTAAGCGCGCGTTGACTTCAAAGGCCGTGAGCTGCGGTGATTCGTGACTGAGCAGGTTTAGGATTTCATCGACATGAAAGACCCTCATCACTTGGCGTTGAACCGCTTCGTGTAGATGCTCGAAGCTTGGCAGGTCGCTCCGTTCAATCAACGGCTTCACCGCGTTGTTGATGTCGGTCACAAAGGTTTTACCCTTGGCCTGCATGTTGAGAATGCCGTTGATGATTGAGCCGCGGCGTATGAGCTGAGGCGGGTCTAACTGGCGCCCGCCCCACAATAACTCTAGCTCGCGCATCTTGTTCGATGTCTTGGCATCGCTCAACGCCACTTCACCTAAGCCTCGGGCATACACCTCGCCGCTGATTTGTTTATATCGGGCCACGGCTACAGGGAATTTACGGTAGCCTGACTCCTTGAGTAAGTTCTTTTTCTCTACTTCAACCCAGCAACTAGCCCAATCATATTCTTTGCTCGTCTTAATTGCGCTCTTGCTATAAGCCTGAAAATCGCGCGGTAATATCGAATGCAGGATACAAAATTCTTTGAGCGGGTCTTTCTCACTCGCCTTACGTACATCCTCACTGCATTTCTCCCCGAACATCTTCACGAGTTGGTTAGCCGGGAGTTTCAATTCCCTGATAAACTGATCGATCTTCCCGTCCTCGCCCTCACACATTACATATTGACCCCAGGGAATTGACGTGTATTTCAGCCGCGACTGATACTCCTTCCGCGCCGGTACTTCCTCGATAAGCACCGGGCCGTTGCCAAATAGCGCCCACGAGTTGATTGCTTGGCCACCGGGGCCGTAGAAGTTGCGCATGTGCTGTAACACGATGTCGCGGGTATCGTTTAACCAAGTGGCGTTCTCTGGCTTCTCGTTTATGGTGTTGTCCCGGTGGCGGATAGAGAACCATTTTGTCCCCTGATTAAAAACACTCCCTTGGTAGAAATCGGCGAATATCTGTGACGCATACAGCGCGGTCCCGTCAAATTGTCTTTCGTTCTTGCGCTCGCCTGGGCTGCGTTCCGTGGTCACATCGTGGTGATGCGGATCGATATGATCGATAATTTCCTGCGCGGTGTTGTCAAAGTTGTAGCGCCGGCCTTTCAGCGTTGCATGAAACTTGATTATTTCGGCGGGTCGGGTCATGCTGCATCATCCCATATTCGCGCAATAAAACGGTTCAAGGAATTTTCAAGCAAGTTTATGGATTGAGTAGGAAAAGTTTCGTCACTCCACACAACGCCGGCCCAAGCGTACATAAACCAAACCGTTACAAAATACACGCCGGGCCATTGCGCCGCGGTGCAAGTCACGCGCACGTCAAACCCGCGTTTCTTTAACTCAGCTCGAACAAACTTGATTATTTCGGCGGGTCGGGTCATCGCTTCGCCTTCTTAACTTTCTTTTTAGGAACCGGCACGGGCTTGCCTCTTTTGTAGTCCCAAACAAAGCGCTGCCCGTTGATGACAATACCACCGTAATACTTCGCTACGCGTGCCAAGCCTGTCATTATGCGTTCACGTACCCTAGCTTAATCTTTAGGTCGGCAATTTCTTTTTTAAGCCGTTCAATCTCTACCTTGACGCAGTGCTCGCATATCCAAAGCGATCGAACATGCTCGCAATCACGAAATAAAAACTGACCACTCTTGAAATTATCATCATTAAAAACCTTCATCGGCGGGCTTGCTCATTTCTTCTTTTTCTTCGCTTGTAATGATCTCAGCTCTTGCTTCACCTTTTGCCGAGTTTTTTGAAGTTCGCGGATGTCATTACTCAGCGCCCTTATCTCAAATTTACAATCCCCAATAGGCCCGGTTTCACCCTTGAGCCGGTACGTT